ATTCTATCTATTATTACACCTTCGTCTGTATGAGCGTATAAATGTACTTCTCCTCCACTAGAAGGAATTTGACTCATAGCACTTAATACAGCACTATAAATTGAACTTGCTATTTGTGAACGATTAAGTACTTCAGTTCTTCCATTTACGTGTCCTACTATTTCAGGACCATTTTCACCAATTAAAGCTAATGAACCATGTCTAGGAGAACCTCCGTTTGCATATTGAGGTATATTCTTCCAATTTCCACCAGAGAATACACCACCAAGAGCTTTTGTTGTAGCAGTAATTTTAAGAACTTCTTTTATCTTCTTATAAGCGTCAGTCTTTTGAATTTTATCTAATACATTCATTAATTGTGTACTATCGCCTTTGATTTGTACTGTTTTAGAAATTCTAACTGAATCTAAACCATCTTGTAATTTCTTAGAAATGCCATTTCCAGTTGTTAACATTTTTTCGTATAATTCATCTTGCGTTTCTTTAGGTAATCTCTTAAACTCTTTTAAACATTCTTCAGTAGATTCTTCACCCATTGTTTGCCATGCTCTTACAGTGTCATCATGTATTTCACCGTTGCCATCTCTATATATTGTTTTCCAATTATCAAAGAATGAATTTGTATAGTCAATAATTCTATTATCAGCCTCAATAAGTCTTTTATATTCTTTTTCGTTATATTCGCTTTGATGTTCTTCTAACCATTTTTTATGGGCTACTGCTTTATCTTGTAATTCTTGATAGTATACATTTCTTTCGGCTTGACTTTTTCCCATAGCTACTGCTTCATTACTTAAGAAGCTATCTAAAGCGTCATAGTTTTCGTCCATTACGTATCCATAGGCTTTTTCATACAAACGTATCGTTTCTTCATTATCTTTTACGATATCTTTGTGTTTTTCCCACGTTTTTTGAGCGTCATTTATTTTACTTTCGTAATCAAGATAATCGTCTCTTGCGTCTCTTACTGATTTAGCAAATTCTCCGTTTTGATCTGCCATCTTTCGCATTTCGTCAGTCCACTCAACAACTGAACTATTATTGGTTGCTACTTCGATAAATTCTTGAGCCTTTTCATAAGATATTCCGTATGTATCAGCTAAGTTTTGAACTACTTTGCTTTGATTTGCATACATTTTCTCTAATGAGTTATAGCTTTCTTCTAATTCAGCATTTGCTGTAGCAAGTTTTTGAGTTGCTTCTTTCCATTTATCTTCTAACATTTCCATTTTAGCCATAGCAGATTTTTTCTTCATAACTTCGTCTAATGTTAGTTTATATTCATCGTATTTTTTAATAACACCATTTACTATTTCAACTTCTACACCAAAGGCGTCACTAAGTATTCCAGTAATTGTTTTGGCTCTCTCTTCGTATCCTGATTTAATCTTGCCGTTTTTATCTACGATATCGTCTAATTCTTTTCTTAAATTTTCGTAATAAGACATTTCACTATCTACAAGTGACATAGCGTCTTTAGCCTCTTGTGCTGATTTCTTTTGTCTATCCCACGCTTCTTCTGCTTTTTTTGCTGCTTTATCTAAAGCCACTTGTTCTTCATCTAAAGCATAACTTATACCACTAATACTAGTTATTAATGAAGTTACTAAACCAATTCCAGCACCTATTGCAGTTCCCCATGGTCCAAATACAGAACCTATTTGGGCTGCACCAAACGTAGTTCCTAATGCACCAGCCAAAGTTTCTAAAACGTTTATAACGGTTGCCCCATCTTCTGCTATTGATTCTAAACCTGTTTCCATTAGGAAGAAACTTGTTGTAGCAATTCCAATACCTTTAACAACCGTAGTTATTTTACTTCCTGCATTTGTTAAGAATTTTCCCATAGAAGTATCCGTTGCTACTAAAGATTTTGCTAAACCAGATACAGAACTGTATATTTTTCCAAATATAGTTGCAAGTCCTAAACTTACTAAGAGTTTTCCTTTAGCACTTAGGTTATTAAATGCTTTTGCTAAACCTTCTACAGTTTTAGCAAACCCTTGATATTTAAAACTTACTTCTCCAGTTAGAGGGTTGATAATCTTTTTAAACCCTAGAATATCCATCCATCTATCACGAATTTCAGTTGCCTTCATTCGAACTTTACCCATTAAGTTATCGTATCCCTTAATAGAGTCTAATAAACGTTTATCTATTCCACCTACTAAACTTCCAGCACTTCCGCCTCCGCTTCCACTACCAGATTTAGTAGGAGATTTAATATTATTTAATTGGTCGAATTTTAATGCTTGTCTATTCAACTTTTCAGCAGCCTTAGCAGCTTTATTAGCTCCATCTCCTATGCCTTCATAAGCGTTCTCAGTATCCTCTAGTGCCGATAAGCCACTATTGTAATCTCTTACTTCTATTCCAAAGAACCCTGCTATTGCTTTTGCTAATTCTTTTAATACCATTATTACAGCATTTGCATAAGGAAGTATTTGATTAAATAGTCCAACGAATAAGTTACCTATTGCTACTCTTAATTCAGCAAATTGATTTTTTAATATTTTTAATTGATTTGCTGGTGATTCGATAGTATCCGCAAAGTCGCCCATAGCAACTTGTGCTTGCTTCATTGTCGCTATATAACGTAATATTTGTTTTTCGGCTTGATTCATTTGAGATATCGTTCTATCATCTATGCCTAATTCAGCAAGTAATGGAGATAAACTACCTTGTGTTACGTCAACACCAAATTTTCTTAATGGTTTAGTTTGTCCTGCATAAATACCACTTTTTAAGGCTTCAGCAGTACTTTGTTCGCTAGTATTATATAATGACGCTAAGTCATAAGTTAGTTTAGTTAAGTTTTCACTCATTATACTAGCGTATTTATCAGTTATACCAGTATTCTCACCCATACTTTGAAATAACGCTTGATATCTCAAAGTATCAGTCATATTAGTTCCAAATGTTTCGTTTAATTTATTTTGGAATTTAGTGGCTTCTCGTCCTAATGTAGAAAAGGTTTTTACGCCATTTTTCTCCATATTGTTAAAAACAACATTAAACAAGTTTAATTCTTCTGCTCTATCTATACTCGCTCTTAAAGATGTAGCAAGTTTATTTACTCCAGTAATTAGTCCTGCAAGGCTAACTTTACCTAGCCTCCACATTACATTACCAAAGGTAGCGGCTTGTCCTGTTGCGTCCTCAAAACCTTGTTTAAAATTACCTAATGATGATTTAAGTTTATTGACTGCTTTAGTCGCATTTTCGGCTGACGCTTGTATTAAAAGTTGTAATGTTTGATTATCCATTTAATCACCACCTTACTCCCTTTTATCTGTGCTATTTTGTTCGCCCTTTATTTTTTGCATTTCACTAATTCTATTTCGTATCTTAATTTCTAATTCTTTAGATTTTAATTTAGTTTCTTTATCAGTCTCTTCCTCTTCAGCCTTATCAATTTCATAAGGTTTTTCAGGATATTTTGCATGATTTTTCCCGAATGAATTAGCTATTGCTATAGATACAGCCTCGAAAAAGTACGCACCTTGAAGCCATAATTTAAAGTTGTCGTACTCTTTCGTTGCTCTAAATCTTTCATAATAAGAAAAACGGTATGCCCAGAAAAGGTCTGGATCTTCTTCCCAAAATTCCTTTACTGACATACCGTAAGTAATTGCCATAGGTAATAGATCGTAAAACCAGTCAGTTAAGTTTTTATAATCATTACCATTTTCTTCTTCTATTGTTCGATTATCTCTAGTTCCTCTTCGTTCTTCTCGGAGTCTGTACCTACTAGGGCATTGATAAAAGATAAGTATTCGTCATTAGCAAACTTAACTACTTTGTTTACCATATTTTCGCCGTGTTCTTTAGCGTATGTATCCATTAATTTAATTGCTAAATTAGCACTTACATCAGGATGATTTTTAACAAATAGACAAGTCCACATTAATTCTCTATAAGTTACTGGTTTATTCATGAAGTCTTCATATACAAACCCGTGAGCTTCTAGCCATTTGATAGTATTTCTATCCATAGCCAATACGTAATCTCTATCATTAATTTTTAATTTTACACTTTTCATTTTTCGTTTTTCCCTCTCTTAATTAATTATTAAGCAGTTATTTTAGCAGCTAATTGCTCGCTAGTTAAATAAGTTCCTGCAACACTAGGAGTAGTGTGAATAGTACATTCTACAACTCCACCAACTGATACTTCATTTATCCAAGTTTGACAAATTCCTTTATATTCGAAACCTGCTCCATCTGGGAATTTAATAAGTATATCTTTTTGAGTATTGTCACATACTGCTTGTACTGCTGCTAATGCTTCAGCACTATAGTTATAAGTGAAGTCCATATCTCCTGTATCTGGTCTATCTGGTATATATACTTTTGTAGGATCGCTTGAAGTAGTAGTTTCTACGTTACCTCCAGCTTGTCCTGTAGCAGGCATACCTTTAACTGCTACTAATTTTGCGGTTGGATATTTTGCTTCTGATGTTGCTTTAACTCTTAGTTCAATTCCTAAGTCTAACATTTCTTTCACCTCTCTTAATTTTCCCTTAAGAGTGTGCTACTACCACGGATAAATTACTAGATTACCAGAATATTCCGTGTATTTTGTATCTAATGTACCCGTAAGCCTTATTAGATTACGATATATATTTGTATCTTCGTTTGGTACGTCATGAGTTACTCTTATAGTGAAATGATAATGTTCTTTTATATATTCAACTATTAATTTCACTAAATCGTCACATATTGTTTTTTTAGATACTTTGTTTGCTTCAATAACTTTATCCGTAGCAAACACTTCTATTTCTATACCAAACGAATAAGTTTCTTCACCATAATTTAAGTTATTATATTTATTCGTTATGGGAAGTAGTTTAATAGGAATTATTGGAAATATTTTACTAGTTTGAGGATATGCTTTAGTCACTTTAGCATTATAAGTATTATTTGATTCAACATATTCTTTTAAATTAGGATAAATAATATCTTCAAAGACTTCTTCTACTACCATAATTATTCCTCCTTATCATATAATTTTCCAATTTCCCCATTAAGAGAAATATTTACGTATTTACCAAATTCTCTCTTTATTTCTTCGAAAGCATTAAAAAACATTTTTTTACTTCTAATACCATGAGTCCAACCATAAGTACCATCTTTCTTAGGATAAGCCCAACCGCTTTCACCTTTACCACTCATATTAATAGTGTATCCGTGTTTGCTAGCATATCCTTTGTCAAGATCTTCGGATGGTCCACCAATACCAGAACCAAATTCATTTATGATTATTACTAAATCATCAGTCCATACCTTACCAACTTTTTTTGTTTCGTCATAAGAATACTTGATAGTACTAGTAAACTCACTTAAATTGCCTTCGATACAGTTATCTATGACTTTCTTATATAACGCCTCAGTTGCTGCTTTTACACCTTTATTAGTACCTTTATTTAAAGCTTTTATGTACTCTTCCAGGCTCTTCATCGCTTCGTTTATACTCTTTAGCGACAAACCAACCTTTATCGTTTTTTTCACTAGTTTTATCCTTCTTCTCTTCTACTAATATATATCCTGCTTTTATGTAATTTTCTTTATCTTCTTCCGTAAAAACTACTACACCATTAGTAAATTTATACATAGATAACACCTACTTTCCATTGATTCTCTTCATGTAAATAACTATTACACTTCCACCGTTACGTGGTGGTAACATTCGATAGTTAGCATTCATTCCGTTAACTATCTCCCCGTCTGGCGTAACACCATCTGTATAGGCTACGTCAAATTCTTTAAATTGATTTTTATATGATATAGGAATTACCATTCTTAACATAGTTACGGCGTCTTCTCCAAATTCAACCATTTCTGCTTGTGAAGATACACCACGATAATTAAATTTGTACTTTACTGGGGTATCGTAAACACCTATTGAGTTCCCTAGGTCGTCTACGTCATCGCCAATTTTACTAGCAATATATATATCCTTAGACCATTGTTCTATATCAGTGATAGGACGTATCATTTTATAGCACCAGCCTTAGGAACTAATTGATCTAGCAATATTTTGGAAATAGAACCAGTTAAATAACTAACTGACAAACCATTTTCACTATAACTTTGTACGTTTAATGTACTCATTTTGTTATATAGTTCTATAGCACATCTAACTATCCAATTTTTCATTCTCCATGTATTTGGTAATTCGGCTTCTTCATTAAAAGGATAAAGGACATATAAAGCAATACCTTTAGCGTCATTTATTTTTTCTTCAAAGATATCGTCTTGAGAAGTATCCGCAGCATTATTTAATATCTCTAAACGCATTTTAATAAGCATTTCTTCTAATTCTTCATCCGTTTCTTCACCAGTAGAAGTTTCCTCTTCTGGTACATCGACAACATTATTATCGTCTAATACTTCGTCATTATTCTCCATTGTCACTCCTCCTTATTTTTAAAATAATCTTTCCATAAGGAAGTAAGAATAAATCTTACTCCCCTATTAGAAAGTTATATACTAAGCGTTTACAGTCTTAACAGCAAGTCCTGCTGGTTTTGTGAATGTTGTACTTAAACCAGTTATTTTAGCATGATACCATTCTGGTCCATGATCTAAACCAATTTGACCGAAAATTTGATATTGTTCGCCTGCACCAGTTTTAGCAAGTTCTTCACGGAAGAAGTTACCTTTACCTGGAACTGGTTGTTCTACTGGTCCACAAACTCTTGGGTTATAAATTAAAGCTGTTCCGTCTGGTAAAAATTCACCTAAACCAACTCTAACTACTGCACCAATAGGAAGTAATACATCTCTTACTTGGATACCAAATGTATTCATGTAAGGTTCTCCTACTTTCATACCTAATTCAACTGCATTACCATGTAATTGAAGTAAGTTAGTAGCGTTAACTAACATAATTAAGTTATCAATTTCACCGCCAGATTCTTTAATCTTCTTAACAGCGTCATTTACTAACCATAAATCTAGTGGAGCATTTGTAACACTTTGACCGCTACCACTTTGTGCTGATACAACGTTAGTAGTAATAGCAGCTAACATACCACGAGTTTTGTTAATTTGTGCGTCACTAGCAGCTTTGTTGTAAGTTCCTTGAATGAATGCTTTTTCAATACTTCTCTTGATTTTATCCATTTTTTGAGAAGTTTGGAAATCTAATTCATTAATTGGGTTAGCAACTTGTCCCGCAATATTTGCTCCACTTAATGTATTCATATTAGACTCTTTAGCATAACTAATTCCAATAGTTTCATGGAAAATTTGAGTTACGTTAGTCATTGGAGTTCTAGTTACATAAGTAGCTGTTGGAGCAGTTAGTGAAGCAGTTTCACTAATAGCAGGAATATCTCCTTCCTCACTAGTGTAATATTGTCCGCATACGAACTCTACACTTTGTGTATATTTTACTCTTCCTGAAATTGAATTTAGGAATGGAGTATTTGTGTTTGCTTTGTTATATAGCAAACCACTATAGTTTGGTACTAAAAAACTTTGAACTGTACCTGTAGCCA